ATAGAATTTCTTAAAACACAGTTAGATAAAGCATTAGAAGATATTGAACATTTAAAAGATAAAGTGAGAGCAAATGGAAACGGTCATTAGTACAGTAGTGGCTCTTTGTATGTTTGTTGCAGGAGAACTTAAAGAACATAGAATCCAACCTGCAATGTCAGATTGCCTAAAAGGTAAAAGAATTGCAGAACGTACAATAAATGATAACATTCAATACAAATGTGGAAAAGTTAAAGCAGAGTTAGAAGAAAATATAGATGGATCTAAAGCAATTAAAAAAATTGTTGAATAAAGGCTCTGAGAGCCACAGAGAGTAGCTTTAAAGACAAAATACGGTATCACATGCCTTATTATATAAATGCTTAAATAAAGGGCTAATTTAGCTTACTACCGTCTTCTTGGTATTTATCAGACTCAATTGTAGCTAATGCTGACTGAAGTAAGTCAATTACAAACTTTTTCTTATTATATTGGGTAGTGAGTGTCATAGTTGCAGAGACTAAAGCAACTAATGTTGCATCTATATTAGATCGTTTTAAAATATCTATTGTTAAAAAATCATTTAATTCTTCTAATGATTCAACACAATGCGATAGCTTTAGTTTTCTTTTTTTAAATTCTTTTTTTAAATCTAAAATACTCATAATTTAATATTATAGTTATTGTGTTTATTTGCAACGCACTGTTAACTAGGGGGAAATCTTTTAAATTAGAGGCGTTAAACACTGTAGCGTAATTTAAAAGCAACCACCCCCTAGCCGAAAGGGAGCAATAATTAGTTAAACTAATTACTGCCATTAAAGTGTGTATGATGCACACTACCACTTTTTTATTCCAAACATAGTAGTCACGTTGTGTTTAGACATCTATAAAAGATGTACTGGAATTTTGCATTTGGCTTTGTTTATATGGTGTTAATTCACCAACCAGGAATAAATTTAATAAGTTTTCTCTGGATCACATTTAAGTGCTTAATATCTTAACCAAATTATTAAAACTGATCGTCAAAATCACTACCAGAATCAGATGAACTAGTAGATTCACCTTTGCCAGATAGCATTTTAATTACACCAGAATATCTAGGTACAATAATTTCAGTAACATATCTTTGATTGTCATTAGCATCTTTATAAGATCTAGTTTCAATCTCACCTTGAATATATAACTGTGTACCTTTCTTTGCGTATTTACCCATTGTATCTGCAATACGAGGATCAAATACTACAATTTTATGCCAAGTTGTTTTTTCATTATCTTTTATTTTTTTGTTTGTAGCCAAAGATAGATTAGCAAAGCTATCACCATTCTTAGTTTTTTTAAGTTCTGGATCAGCTCCTAATCTACCAATTAACATTACTTTATTTATCATTTTTCTTTAACTCCTTTACGTTTACTATTTTTATATTATTATCAAGTTTACTAGATGCTCTGCCTTTTTGTAACTTTTCATCAGGCATTTCATCTTCTGAATATACAAATCCATGTAAACCTAATAACTTAAGAACACATCTGTCATAAGCTCTTTTTTCTGCCATTGCATATGGATATGAGTTTTTAGTATTTTTAGGTGAAGACTCACCATATGATACAACTTGATATTTATTTCTATCTTTTTCCATCTGAGCAGTACACTTAACTACAACAATACCATCTGCAGAATTAGTTTCTATTTCATCATATGAATATACAATATGATTTTCTGCACCTGCTTGTTCAATGAATCTATGATACATTACCCAAGTTCCGTGGCAATCCCACAAAGCTTTGTATTGACCTTGCTCATCTTTAGAATCAAGATTTAATTTTTTAAGTATAGCTAATGCTCTACTATCAATTGGTTTACCCATCTTACGTTCCTTTCTGTGTGTATAGTTTATTTAATTCATGCTTACTGACTTTATACACATAAGCCTTAGCACCACTTAAGTTTTTTCTTTTATCAGTTCTTTCAATCTTACCTTGTTTATATAACTCAGTAACTCTTGGTCTAACTGTAAAAGGACTTAAATTTAATAACTCAGCAACTTCGTCTGAAGTAGCACCAAAATTACCTTTATTACATATAACATCATATACTTTAACTCTTATAGTTTCAGCACCTGCTTTAATTAATTCAGCTGCTTCTAATGATGTACCGTTTTCTTTACTCCCTGGGGAGTATGGGTATAATTGTTTCTCCATCTGTAAACTCCTTACTGTTAAAATTTTCAAAACTAATATATTCTGGTGGTGCTTTCTTAGTTTGTACAAAGTGCCAAAATAATATTTCTGCATTTTCTAATTGATTTTGAAACTCTTTGTCTTCAGTTACTTCCATAACTTCATATTTCATGTTACCAAAAAATACAGAAACATAAACTTTTGGATAACCAGTAACCATTAGATAATGTTGTAACTGTGCTTTGTATCTATCAGAAATTTTCTTAGGATTACTAAAAGCATTAGTATGTTTACATTCTAATATTGCTTTGTCTTCTCCTAATATTAAACCATCTACATGAGCATACATAAATGGATATTTAGTATGAAAAAATGTTTCTTGTTTTCCATCAACTTTTAATCCAGTTTGTTTTGTAAACCAATCTATATTAAAACTTTCTGTATGTATTCCCATTTGCACAGGCAATACATCAGATAAATCTACAGGTTCTGTATCACCAGTTTTTTCTGTCCATAATTCATGCCAGTCACCTTGATACAATCTAGTTGCATCTGATCCACCTATACCTTGTTTTCTATCAAACTCTTTATTCATTTTTATTTTTACTTTCTTGGTTAATAGTTTCTTCTGTTACTTCTTTCCAATCCCAATAATGATTGTCTAAATAATCTTTAAGATCATTAAGTTCTTCTTGTTCTACTCCATTTACTCTTATTACTATTTTATGAGTTATCATATAGTCCCCCCAATTTTAAAGTAATGTTTATCTTTTAAATTTATTGACAATGGCACGAACTTGTAAACCACGTTTGGTAGCTTGTTTGTTTTTAATTTCTTGCCATTTTTTCTTTTTTTCTTCTTCATGTTTTAACCTCAACTTTTCTATTTTATTTACATACTCCCATGGTAAAGTACCATTAAGAATTTTATTTGCAGTAGCTACATAAATGTCTTCATCGTACTCAATTTCTTTATAAAACTTGAGCAAACGCATACGAAAAAGCATTTGTCTATTATGGGGAGCTGAGTAATCTACGTTACTCTTTCGTCTCAGATTCTTTATCATTTACAAATGTTCCCTCTTTAAATTTAGCAACAAGATTTTCTAATTCTTTTTCTTTAGATTTAAACTTATCTGTTATAGACTTAGCTTTAACAAGATAATGTATAGCGTCTAACAATTCTTCAATTGTTTCTTCTATCCATTCATCTAAAGGTCTATCATTAGAATCCATTGTTTTATCAAACTTTTCCATGCCTTGCATGTGTCTGGATAAAACTTTGTCTACGACCTTGTTTACAATAGGATCATTTGTAACTTCATGTGAATTAAAGTTAGGATTTATTGTCATTTTATTTGCACCTTTTTTGTTAATGTTATTTGCATATCTAAAGCATCTGCCCAGCAGCAGAATAACCAACCACTTGGTTTTCTTATTCCACATTCCCATTTAGAAACTAAGCCTTTGGCTACCCCCAAAATCTCATCCATTTCTAACTGTGATATTTCTTTAGCTTTACGTGCATCTACAAATTGTGGAATTACTTGCTTATGAAATATAGAGCCTAACGCTTCTTGATTTGACATATTTGAAGCATACGCACAAAAAGTTATATGTCAACACCCAATGTGCGTTGCCAAAACTATTGTATGACAACGCTTTTGGGCCACTAGTGGACAGCTGCTTTCTATTATCACTAGCTATTAGAGGCTAAAACAGATGACTCCGATGCTCTAAATTCATTTAAATCCCAATCAAATTCATCACATATATCTAAAATCTGATGAGCAAAAATACGGTTTATACCTTTTTCAAATTTTTGTATTTGTTGGTAACTTACACCAATTACGTCAGCAACATTGCTTTGTGTGAGTTTAGATTGTTTTCTCAATCTTTTAAGATTGCTGCCTATTTTTTTATGGTTTAAATTATTTACAGGTTTCATTTATTTCCTTTTTAAGTTGATTAAATATTGCATGATTGTTATTTATTTTCCAATAATGTTTTTGGTTAAGTCTTAATGATACATGATAAACTAAACTAGTATGATCTTTAGTTGTTAGTTTAGCAAGTTGTGGATAAGAAAATGCAGTACATTCTCTTAACAAATTAATAGCCATTGATCTTGGTAATACTAGATACTGTGATCTTATACCACTAAACAATTCTGACTTTTTAATTTGGAACCATTTGCATACGGTATCAACAACAATTCCATATACATTTTCATTATGTATTGGTTTAGTATCTGGTACAAATTTAAAGATAGTTTTATTTCTTTCTTTTGCATCTTTGTAACCAGCATTATAAATGTCATGTTCTCTATCAGTATGTAATTTAACTGTAGAATGATCTGACGGTTTTAATTGTGCTTTAGACATTAGTTTTTCTCCTTGATGCTTCCATTGTTCTCCATACTTCTATTTTCATTTCAGCAGTTTTTCTTTGATTTTTCAAAGTCAATTGCTCAACATTTAATTTATGCAGCTTACTAATATGATTAGTATAATGCTTAGATGCATAAAATTGTTCGGTAGCTTTAGATACTGGAAGTTCTGATCCAGCAACAAAAGCACCTTTAATATGTTTTAATATTTCTTGTCCATACGTTAGCTCTGCTTGTACTTTAGCAAATACCTCATCAGTACTTGCTAAAAATGTTATTAACTCGTCTATTTTCATTTAACCTCCTAATACATTGTTCCAGAATCAGATTTAGAATCCCATTCTTCATGTGATTGTTCATAATCTATTTTATATGTACCATCTTTAGTACATACAGTTACATCGCCACTTACATGACCTTCAAATGCAAATGAACCCCATTCTTCTAAAAAACCAAAATCATACCATTTTGAAATTAACCAACCTTCTGTTAATTGAAAATTAGAATAATCTACTACGACTAATTCAAATATTTGTGTAATATTAGTCTTAAGTTTTTTATAATCATATTGTAATGGTTTATGAGTTTGAATCCAACCAGTTGGTTTATATTTATCTAAATCCAAAGGTTGATTATCCATATCAATTCTATCACAATCTAAATATTGAAACGCATCATCAAAACCACCTTCATCATGACCACCTTCAAAATGTAAACGAACATAATGTATTCCATCATCATGCATTTTTTTGTATATTTCTTTTAAAGGTTCTGCATTTTTCTTTTTAATTTGTAATGCAAATGCTTGTCCTTTTTGGTATTCACTCCACCAATCTTTGTGATTTGTATCGTGATTAATAAATTGACCTACTAATTTAATGTCTTCTCCTATCATAACTTATGTTGTCCTTTCCGCATCCATGATGCTATTCTTACGTTTTTAATCCAATCATCAAAGCTAGG